CATAGCAGCACATTGTCTGAATATCAATTCTTCTTTACTCATTTCCCCGTTATCAAAATGAAGAACTGGGACTTGATATTTTTCAGAGGTCTTTGTTACAAAATCTATGCAAAATTGAGTTTTACCAACACCTGATCTAGCAACAATTACAGTTATGTTTCCCGGCCTTAATAAAGACCCATACATTTCCTGAAGTTTTGGATGGGGTCCAGAAAATCCGAATTCATCAATTGGATTCTCTCCTCTCTCCTCAATGATTTCTTCCATTGAGTCGAAAATGTTTTCGGGTTGATTGCCTCCAGCTTCGTAAAGATTTATCTGATCATTATAAAGCTTATCTGCTGCTTCAACGATTGCTTCAAATGAATGAGAAGAATCAGACATCTTCTGCATTACTTTGCTGAGCTCGATACCGCAGCTAGAAATTTCTCTTCTTACTGTGTATTTTTTGAGTTCTCTAGCAACGCTAATTATTGATTCAGCTGAAACTTTTTTAACAGATAAACATTCAACATGGTCGAATGGGTTTAACCCATCATCGAAAGAGATGCCAAGGCTTTTAACTCGTTGAGCGATTACAACTTCATCTATCTTTTCACCATTCTCAATTGCTTGGCGCAGAACAGAAAATAAAGTTCTGTTCATTTTAGACGTTAAGTCTTTTTCGCTTATGAAGGATGCAATGTCAGCATACCTATCTGGATATTTGATTAATCCAGCTAGGAGTTGCGACTCAAGGTCATAAGAGAATATCATTCTATCAATCTACTGCTAACTATCATCGATGTCAACTATTTCTTCGCCACCATTGTTGATATCATCAAGATAGTCCTCAAGAGCCTTTCTGAGCCCCATTTGGACTATTGGACTAGCTATCTTGGCGTAAATAAGGGGACAACCTTCTTGATTAACATATGCTACAATAAATCCTTTTGAAGATTCATCAGATGATCCACTAAACTCAAAAAGTTTATTGAAATAGTTTTCTGGAATTTTAAAGCTTTTAAAATTCTCTGAGTTGTTTCCCTTTTTCATTCTATTATAATATTACACCTTGTGACTCGAAAAGCCCTCTATCTATTATATCGTTTTGATAAATAGCTACAAGTATAATGTTATTCATTTCGCAGAACTTTTCTTTATTTTGATCTCTTTTTAATTGATCTAAATATTTAAACCGATTTTGATGAAAAAATTCTACATATTTAGTGTGTTGCTGCCCTTGGACTTCTATTGCTATTTTTTTATTAGCATTATAAAAATCCAAGGACAGTCTTGATCCTACTACTGGAAATTCTTCAAAAACTACATCTTGATCCCAGTATGTTTTAATAAACTTTTTTACAGTAGTCTGAAATTTACTTCTACTACTAGCATTCCAGTCTATTAAATATTTTCTGAGGTTTTTATACCTCTTCTTCTTCCCGTGTATCGTCAGAAGTTCCATCTGTATCGTCAGCTAAGAATGATAAAACATTTTGTTTAATATATCCTATAAAAAACTTTTTAACATCTTCATTGTCTGATATTAGAGCTTCTAGTTTAGGCATACCTTGTATTTGATTAGAAAGATCTACTCCAAATCTTTTAGCGTTTTCTACTACATCTTCAGCAAAAGACAACCAAGCGCCTTTTTTAATCACCATATCCCACCCTAGAATGAAATCGCTGATTTCTTTTTCAATCCAATTTGATGTTCCATTTTTCCTGCCATATCTAATTGGATATTTTATGACAAGATTAGTTTTTTCATTGGGAGATTTTTTAACTGTTACTTTTACTTGATGACCTATATAAGGATTTTTTTGAGCATCTGGAGCAGCTTTTTCATCTTGAAGGATTAAATCATACTTATTTCTAGCTTCAAACTGAAGAATCCAATTAGCGAAATGCAGAAGAGCATTTCCTCCTGTAGCTAAAGTCTGCCTGATTGGTGCTTTGCTGTAAGGGTCTAATTTAATATCATCTCTAACTTGAGAAATAAATATTGCAATGTGTCCTCTTTTTTGAAGCGCTGCCGCGCATTTCTTCATGAACGTACCAGCAACAACTGCTCCACCAGCGACTTTCTGGGATTCTTCAAAAGTCTTATCTAAATCATCTTTTCTAAGTAAGCCATCTACTGAATCAATAATAAAAAAGTATTTATTCTTCTCTTGATTTCTGCCTACCAGTTGACGCATAGCATCTACAGCTGTTTCATATATATTCGTTTCAAATACAAAACAAGTTCCTTCTTTCCAGTCTTCAGTGTTAGTTACAAATTTAACTCCTGATCGACTAGCGATTTCTTCTCCTAGTCTACCTTCAGCTTTTATATAAAAGCCTTTTCTATTGTCATTTTCAACATCTAGGAAGTTTTTAAGAAACTGTAAGGCGCAACTAGTTTTGCCTCCTTCATTCATTCCTACGAATCTATGCAATCCAGTTCCTAATCCTCCATCAAGATAATAATCAAGAGTCATGCTTCCGCTTGGGACTCTATAATTAATGGTCTCTTCAAAATTAAAATGTGATTCTTTATTTTGTTTCAAAAAGCTATTTAACTGTTCTTGAGATGTTAAAATGCTACCTCCATCATTCTTTTTACTTGTTTTCTTATTCATTATCTATAAACTTTCTTATTGAATTTATTTTCTTCTTTATTTTTTTCTTTCTTCCTTGCTTCTCTCCTAACTTTATATCAGGATTGATATATTCAGGTATATGCTTTTTATACTGATAATCAGCAAACCTGTAAAAACTGTCGTTTAAAAGACATTTTATGGAAGGAGGCTTTTCAGTTATCTCAAACTTATGCCAAAATGAAATGTCAGGATATCTTTCGAGTATTTTCTTCAAAAGTTTATACTCTCTAGCCCAAAAAGACGCATTTTGGCTTTCTGGTACAGATATAAGCTTCTTAAGAATGTCCTTCTTATTCATCAATGACAATCATAAAGCATAAAGCCTTCGATGTCAAAAGAAAAAAACTGCTGGTTGCCCAGCAGTTTAAGATTATTCGTTAGAGGGGGTAAAGGTTGGACTTTGTAAGCCCGGATTTTTTAGAGCTTCTTCCACATTTTTCTTTTTTAGCTCTTCATCTATCTTTAATCCTTCTTCAGCAAGCTTAGGAGTAATTTCTCCTGTATCTGGAGCAGGTTCGTCCACAAATACTGCTGTGGGTTCTGCTTTCATTTCCATCATTCCAGCTAAACTTTCTAACTGTTTCTTTCCTTCTTCTGACAATTTGCCAGCTTTCTCGTATCTTTTTAAAATTCCTATTTTAATCTTATCAGGAAGATTTTTTTGCTGATCGCTTAATTCTCCAGCACCTTCCATGAGCATAGAGCGATTCTTGTTATAAGACATTCCGCACATGTATTTTGCGTCTGCTGATGACATGCCAGCAGTATCGACAAACATTGCTTCATCCATCATGCATTCTTCCATATAAGAAGAATACATCTCTTTTTCGTCTTCTTCCATCATATTTGAGATGGATACTTCTGCTACGAAATTTTTATTATCGAATTTAAAATCGCTTTTCATTTTTTTAATTAATTGTTTTTGCTATATTTTACGCTCCATTTAGTTTTTAATCCTTCTCTTGGAGCGTTAGCTAAAGTTTCTAGTGGTTGTAATTGGTCAATTGTTTTCTTAACGATATCTCCTTTTTTATAATTAGGACCATCATTAATCACTTCATAAGCAACAATTTTACCCATATCATCTGATAAATTTAAAATCTGCTTAACAATGCCTTCACTGCCAAAATGTTCAGATCCAGCATTTACATTGATAATTCTCATTCCAACTGATAAATCTGTTTCATCTTCCATTTCTGGTGATTCACCTTCTTCAGAATAAGAAATATAACTATGGATAGAAGCTAAATAATCTTCGATAATTGTGATTTTACTCTGAACCCAAGGTTCGAGTTTGCCAGCTAAAGCTGGATTGTTTCGAAGTTTATTTAATAAATCTTTGGAATAATCAGAAATAAATGCTAATTGGCCTAAAGCCATTTGATAACCCTCTTCAACGATTTCTTCATTATTAGCTTCAATATCTTCTGTTATTTCTTCAGCTTGAGCTAAATATGGAACTAAT